GTATGCGCGCGCTCTAAAAAAACGCTTAAATCGGACGAGGACTTGCGCAGGTTACATGCGCGGCAGCAGCACAACAGATTATCCAAGCTGTCATCACCGCCACGCTTGCGACTAACGATATGGTCTACTTCGCGCCCTTCCTCACCGCAGTACTGGCATATCCCATTATCCCGGGCGATTACCTTAGCCCTTACCTTGCGCCAAAGGCTGTAGTTCTTAGCACTGAGTTTGTTACCTAATGCCATCCGTATACCTTCCAATGATAAAGCGCATCAACCATACTTGAGTATCTTGTTATGCTGTAACGATAGCACCAATCAATCTGTTGTTTATAGTTAGCAGTCTTTAAGTATTTAGACTTCCCCTGACATATACCAAAGTGAGTACCATTCACTGCTTTTGTACGCCAATTACTCTCAGCTGTAAATAGCACATCCATTGCATAGAGTTCAATGATGCTGTCAGTCTTTGTAGCTGCATATTCTTTGTATTTAGTTACATTTTCTGCAAAGGCGTGTGACTCCGTAGGATTAACACATAACACTCCCACTAGCATCACCGCTGCTGCTTGGGATATTTCCCTACGGGTCCCCGCATTGCGGATGAAGCGTACCAAAGGTGTCAAGGATGTGGATAACTTAGGCGCACCCTTGGGCGTGTCAAGTGACTTATCCACAGGCTGTGCGTAACTATCTGACAAAACCTAGATTTGATTGGCGCATGGCTTCAACATTATCTGCACCAAAGCCAAGCAACATAGTGGCCGTTAGTATGCTTTCTGGATGGCCAGATGCCCTAACAAATTTTAGATTACTAGGCAATAACATTACCCCATCTGCCAATTTCCATGCCTCATTACACCATGCACTTTTAGATATGCCAACCAAAGCAATGCCATTGCCATGTTCCCTCATTTTTTTTATCCATGGTGGAATGTTGCTAAAAGGTGGATTGCACCAAACTCTACCTATCCATGGCGTGATTAAACCATCATCCACTACCGTCAATGTTTTGGTTGCCGGTATCCACGACACCCCCCCCGGAGGCCCAGCCACATCCAAATCAAATTGCACATTTAAGGCCTCAAACACCCTTGGTGGCGTGTAATAATCATCTGATGTGCCATGGTCTATTAGCTCGTTTTCAATGACCAAATCCAAGCGTTCGTTCATGCTTGAACCTGCGGCTTCATCATAATCCCCAATACCCCGCAAGATGTACATTCCACGCACACCAGATTGGGCGGCATGTTGTTGGCAACAATCCGTTCAAGGTGCGGGCATGTAGCTTTACACACCCTGCAAGTGTATTTGTAGTAAGTCGCATCCATCATTTGATGTATGCCTGCAATCTGCATTGAAAGCAAAACCACATAATCACTTGGCCAGTTGCATCCGTTATGACCTTCCCCGATTTTTCGGGTTGTGTCTTTTCGCATCTATCGCAAAAGGCTCGAAGCCCGGGTACTGAGATTGATCCATCTTGCTCAAAGATAATTTGGGATCCATCTGGTCTGGTCATAAACATCTCAGTCATAATGTTGCTCATTTTCATGGTCATTTATTTTCATGTTTGCAATAGATTGCAATGACTCAGCTATACTTTCTAAACTTTTAATAATTGTTGGCATAAATGCCACTGATACCAATAATTCATACTGCTCCACTTTTAATGTGTGCAAAATGTTGTAAATCATTTGCTCTATTTCTTTTTTTTCACCAGATGAACTCATTGCGCTTTAACCTTCTTACGCCATTGTCCATTAGGGGCTAACTCCCACCAATCAGCAGGGCATTGCTCAGCTTTGTCAGGGCTGATGCAAACGAACCCATAATAATCTTTGCCTGTTTTTTCGGACATACCTTTGCGCAGCTGCATCGCACCATGCTTGCAGTTTGGCTCAGGATCAACGGCATTTGCTTCCCGGGCAGCAGCCATGCGGCCTATTTGATACGGCGAATAACCCTCATCTGTTAAGGTTTCGCGGTTTTGTACGCGCTCCACCTTTTGCATCTCCTCACGCGATGGGCCATGTTTATCTGTGCCAATCCCGGCGTTTTTGCAAGCAATTCCAATGCTAGATGTTTCGCAGTTCTCTAGTGGAAAGTCACGATTGACACCCTTATCAGCTGCAACCTCTCTAGCATGGCCAGTACTAAATGGCACTGCATCGGTAACATTTCGATATAACTCGCACCGCATAACAAATACATTTGCATCACTAGGTAAAGCCATTGTGCGCACTGCACCCTCTGGGTACTTCTCCCAGAATAATTTAATGCGTTCTGCAACAGTGGTGTAATCGGCTAAATTGAAACTCATAGCAGCACCATGTTTCGAGTCCAGACAATTGACCTGTTGCCAGCGCGTGTTTTGCGTGTTTCATTGGTTGGGAGCAATTGCCCCATGCCTACTAGCTCGCTGCGGCGGCTGCGTATTGATGAATCTGTTGCAGGCCAAGTGATGCCCCAAGTGCGGGCGTACACTTTTACTAGCTCCTCATCGGTCATTGCCATCTCCACATCAAAACATTCCAATAAACGGTACTGCAATGGGGTGACATCGGCGATGGAATCGGCTGCGCTGTGTGAAGTCCAAGGATCAGTTGCCCGGGCGTGGGCTCTATTTGTCATGTCTAACCTCAACATTGCGCTTGCCTAAATCATGGCCAGCCCTGAAGCCATCATCTAATCCGCGTTCATTGCCTACGGTGTATGCCACATAAACTGGCAGAGTTATCAAAGCAAACAGGATAATGACCCAAATTGGCTGAGGTATTTGTGCGAGTATTTGATACATTATTTGGCCTCGCGTTCTGCTGCAAATGCCTCAACATCTTTTAATTCAAAGCGATAATGACCGCCAAATGTAGTGCGATGCTTTAACTTGCCTTCGCGCACTAACTTGCGAACCGTTGATCCTGCGACCCCTAAAACCCAAGCCGCATCCTCGGTAGTTAATAAACCTTCAAAACTTCTCATACAGGCCCCTAATCGTTTAATACGCCTTTTGACGCATTACGCGATAATAACGCAATATCCTTTTTGCCTGTCAATCCCTGTGCGGTGTGTCGCGAGATAACAATAATTGGTAGATTGAGTCCACTCTGGCCTCGACCCTGACTAATCGCCCTTCAAGGTTGTGGCCGCCGTTGCGGTCAGGTTTTAACTCACTTAGGTAGTGCTTGACCAACCAGCCCACACACCCCACGAACGAGCCCACAATGGCCGTTATGGCCACGATTAAGCCCGCCCATGAGGTTATGGTCATTTTACTTTTTTACCTTTCCAGCAATTGCGGGTACATCTAAGGCCTTTAATACTGGCCCAATAAACCCGGCAATGGCGGCATTGGCCAAAATCTTTGGGTCTGTAATTCCCGACATGTACAAAGCTGCGACTGCAGAAAGCGAAGCCCGCAGCCATGACATCGCAGGTTTTTTTAATGCCTCAATTGATTTGTGCATTGGTTTTCTCCTTCTTAGTTGATAGGCCCAATTTCTCAATCAATGCAGCTGTCTTAGCTTCATCGAGTGAAATCTCGAAATGCATTTCGTCTTTTCTGCCTTTGTAATCTAAGCCAGCCCGCAGCCCATACTTTTTGCATAACGCTTGGATCAATGAAACCTGCAATGGTGTGAAAGTACCAGCCGAGCCTAGTGGGTGTTTTGTTGCATTAAGGTCAATCGCCGTACCGCTTGAATGATTGCTAAGCACAGTTTGGCTGCCCCTTATTTCCCGGTAACAGTAACCCCAATCATCATTGCCGTCATCTATTGGCTCAATGTGTTCATGGAATTGCGAAGCAAAGGCAACCAGTAATGGCGCAACCTTTTCCGCGCATCTAAGGCGCACACCTGAATCTGCAATGGCGTATGACTTTACGCCAATTTCATGCGGGTCTTTAGATGCTGGCCACCCGTTTTGGCTAGTAATCAAACGGCTCTGCCTCTGGCATTATCCAACGGCAAGTAGCTTCATCTAATCCAAGATTGCCTTCTAATTCTGGCGCAATAAATGCGTCTCTGACTTCATCATAAGAATATCCTATGCCCGCAAAATTGAATCTTATATTGCCGTTGTAACTTGTTTTGATCCAAGTACCGCCAAGATTATCAAGTAACCATTGATAACCCTCATCACCTGCGGGGTCGTTGTTATCTCCAACCACTACGCGAATCACTTTATTTTCTAAATCTATTTCTGCCCAATGACTCATACGGCATACCTCACAATTACTATTCCAGAACCGCCCGCTTTGTAACAACCGCCGCTCGAACCTTTTCCACCCGAACCGCCACCGCCGCCTGTGTTGGCAACTCCAGCAGTATTTGAAGTCGTTAAATCATCGGCACCCGAACCGCCACCGCCCGCGCCGCCTGATGAGGCAGTTCCTGATTGATAACTTCCACCGCCACCGCCACCGCCGTAATAGCCTGAAACGCCCGTACTTGTAGCGGAAGCCCAAGTACTCCAAGTGCTCAAACCTGCGCCGCCGTTACCACCGCGGCCGCCTGTAGTGGTAATTCCATCGCCACCTTGCGCACCCGCTCCGCCACCGCCGCCTGAAACCGCAATGGCAGTAACTCCACCTAATCCCGAATTATTACCGTATCCAGTTGCGCCGCCTGTGTTGCCTTGATTAGCACTTCCTCGCGTCGTACTTGAATAACCTGGAGCACCGCCCGAACCTCCCGTTCCACCTGCCGCCGATGGCTCTATGCCACCGTAACCGCCACCATTTGAAACAATGGAATCAATACTAGAATCAACGCCATTACTTCCTGCCGCGCCACCGCCGCCAATTACTACCGTTTTTGTTCCTGTAATGCTTTTCCCAGAATGATAAGAAATACCACCTGCGCCACCTGCTCCGGGTATATTTCCCGAAGCACCAGTGCCACCGCCACCACCAACGCATAAAATTTCCATAGTTACCGAACCGCCACTAACAACTAAATTGCCGCCAGCGGTGAACACGCGATAATTATATCCGCCCGAAGTGTAAAGTGTGCCGCCAGTAACGGTTAATAAATGCCCACTTATCTGACTTGCCATTATTCCAATTTTCATTACGATAAATCTCCGAACACTATCCACGAATTTGCGGCTAGTTTTTTAATTGTTGCACCGCTGTTGGCAACGCGCAGTTTTGGCGTTGCGCTGGTTGCACCTGTTGAAATGACAGTTGTGGTTCCCGGTGTAACTGCTCCGATAGTTGGCTGACCTACGCCAGTTATCCAGAACACATTAAACTCTGTGCCGACTGCAAAATTGTATGTGGCATCTGTTGGAATATTAAATTGCACAGATGTTGCAGCGTTCATCGAAAATAGGTTGTACTCATCCCCGGCAACAAATGTGTATGCCGCAGTCTTGGCGGTGTAAGTTGAGGCAAGGGATAGCGCAACAGTGCCGCTAGTTGCCCCGCCTGATAAGCCCGACCCCGCCGCAGTTGTAACGCCTGTTATATCCCCGGGATTTGCACCATTCCAAATGGATACACCTGTGCTGGTAAAATATAAAGTGCCGCTATCGTATTGATTAAGAGCTAATGAACCCGCAGTGGATACAGTCGCAGTGCCAGCAGTAATTGTGCAGACACCTGCCCCAATGTTTGTGATTGTGAGAGTATCGCCTGCGGCAAATAGCGCAGTGTTTACGGTGACGGTTGTTGCACTTGCATTGCTCATCGTAATTCGAGTACCTGCATCAGCAGCGACTAGCACATAACTTGCAACCTTTGCGCTTACTGTCTGGTTGTAATCATTGGTTTGCAGCGTAGTCATTTGGGCAGCGGTGAGAACCTGCCCAGTCGTATAGGTCTGTTTGGCCATGTTCCCTGCTCCTTAATAACTCAATACGGATGTATCTAAAATTCCGTATAGAGTTGAGTCTAGTATAAATGAGTCAATTATTGGCTCAAGTGTGGTAAAAGTCTGCCGCCAAGAATTTGGGCTAATTTGGTAATTAACGCCAAACACCTGCAGGGTTTTGGTAAGTATTGACCCACCCGGTTGTGTGGTGCTAATGGTTACAGGGTCAAAGAAATCTAACTCAAGGGCTGCCAGCACCATTGCAGCATCGGGGTAATAAAGGTCAAGCAAAAGCGAATCGCATCTAATCGAGGTTTCTGCGCGGCTTGCGATATAGGCCTGCGCATACTGCAAGGCATCGGCATCACTAGAAAACATGGTTGCGGTTTGATTGTAGGAGTGCGCAAAATACTTGGTGACACTAGCTGCATCTACTACCACCTGCGCGGTGCCACCTGTCGGGGTAACACTTGCTTGGTTGTATATTAAAATGTCATTCAGAAGCCAATCACTGTTAAAATAATGCAATCCTGTGCCATTGTCATTAAACACTCGGGGCGTACCCGATACTGATGTTGAGGTTGTTGTGCGGTTTTTAAATATAAATGATCCGCTGGCATCTACATAAAATGCGCCAAATTCTACTAGCTCGCACTTTTGCGCAGCACTTAGCGCGGTGGTTGCAGTATTAGGATTGGCCTGCACTGTACTTAATCCAGTTTCAATTGAACGCATTGTGGCAGGCCATGAGATTTGGTCAAGGATTTGGCTGACTCTGGTGCTGGTTAAATCGCCTGCGCTGCTACCGGCAACGGTTGTTATCTGTGCCATCTGCACCAAACGCATTGCATCAACGGCTTGAATGGTTGTGTAGTTTAAAGTGTCAGTTGAATTGTTTGGCTGTGTGGTCAGGTAGTTTGTGATAAAGCCTGAGAATAATGGATACACGACATTTAAACTGGTGGCAGTAATTGACACCTTGACCATCGGATTTAGCAGATTGTAATAAGGCCCGCTAACATTTTGCGGGTTGAAATCCCCATTTTGGTCAATGATGCGCAGCGATAATGTGCCTGCTTGGAATTGGTCAGCCTGCGCATTACGCCCGCGCTGTATTGAGATTGCATTGATTTGGTCTGATACATCCACAATGACTGCCGCTGCATCGGCAAGAACATTTGTGCCAAGTATGCCTGAATCTAAAATCATTGCCTGAGCAAATGATGGCCCTGTTGAGAAGTTAATAAAGGCTTGAACGGTTGGGGCGGTCATATTGCTATGTTTCCAGCGTAGTTGATAGATGTGCCATAACGGTTTAAATTTTGCAGTGTGGTTTGCACCGCATCGGCTAATGCTTGCTCGCTGCCGACTACTGAGGTATTTACTGTTACATAAATATCGCCGCGCTCGCCTGCTCTAAAATTTTGATATTCCACCATTGCTGCACTTGCCTGTTCAATAGCTGTAATCGTGTCCATAAAATCACGCTCTGACCCTGTAAACAATGGTGTTGGTGTAACAGTTGATGGGCTGATTGGAATCACATTTGATGGCACTGTTGGCTCGGTAAGTACCACTGGGATTGGTTGGCTTGGAGTTGTAGGCACAACGGTTGGCACAACAATTGGGGTTGCCATTGTTGGGGTCTTAGTAACTGTGCCAGTGTCGGCATTGTAGGTTAAACCCTGCAAACCAAGTAACGCGGTGGCAGTGCCGGGAATCTTTAAGTCTTTAAGCAAGCCATTTATTCTGGCAATAATGGCTGGCCAATCGGCAAACGGATCATCAGCTTTTGGCAAGGTAGCCAATAGAGTTGCCAATTGTTTTGTCTTTTCCTCATTGGCTAATAAAGCGGCTTGCAGTTTTGCGGATGCTGCAACATCCTCATCTAGTAATGCTTTTTGAAGCAGTAAGCGCAAACGGGTTTCATTATCAATGCCATACTTTAATGCAGCTTGAATTTGTATTTGCGCAAGGTCAAATGTAGTGCCTGCTTTTTTTAATGCCAAAGCATCAATGCCAGATTTTTTTGTAAGCGCAGCGTTTTTCTTTGCTAAATCTAACGCCTTTTTTTCTGCTGCTAATTGAGCGCGGGCCTGAGCAGGCTTTAAAGGTATATTTATTGCAGGGCTATTCATACCGCGTAGAACCCTTGCGTATTCTTCTAAATCTCTAATGCTTGCTCCACTAAATGCCATTTTTGTATAGGCAATAAAAATGCCTATTTCATCAATAAATTTAGAGATTTTGCCTGCTGCGCTATCTATCTTTTTGCCCAGTCCTTCCATGCCTGTTGAACCGCTTGCAAGGATTAAAGCATCAACCAAACTTTTGCCAATGGTTTCGCTTGCTTCCGATGCCGCTACATTTAAAAAATTCATTTGCCCTGCGTAACCTGCGGCAGCGGTGGCGGCCTGTCCGCCAAACAGCCTTGCCAATTCCGCATTTATCTGCTCAAGGTCTTTTGATGCCAATACCGATTTATTTAATCCGGGAATCAATTTGCCAAGTGCGGTGGTGTTGCCTGCGTAGGCTTTTGATAATGTTTTGCTCACCGCTGTGACATCTTGACCAGTGCCAGCAGCTACATCCAAAGCTACATTTAACGCATCTTGCGCCAAGGTAGTTGAGCCAAGCACCGTTAATAATCCTTGGTAGGCAGGCCTCAAATAATCATCTAAAACGCCTGATTGTTTTTGCAGCGCGTTTAAGTAATTTTCTACCCCTTGAGATTTAAAGCCCAAACCTAAATTGTCTAATGTGCGGGCTAAAGACTTTGCAGCTTTATCATCGGCTAGAAATGCCTTTACAGAGGATTTGCCAAACTGCGCTAATTTTGTTGCGCTGTAAAGTCCGAGTAAAGATTTGGCTAATGTTTTGACGGATTTGTCAAAGCTCTTAATATCTTTTTTGCCCTTGGCTAATCCTTTGCCATCGTATTTGGTAACTGCGGAAACAATTAAATTTGGCATTAGGCAGCCAACGCAAAACTAGATTGTGTCGCGCGTTCATTAAATCTGCGCGCGGCTTTCTCAATAGCGTGAACCACTGCATCCTGAGCTTTGCCTTGGCTTTCATTCCACGCACGAAAAATTAACCTACCCCGCATCATGTCTTTGCCATACATCGGGCCAAAATGGTTAATAAAGATTGCACCTGCAGCTGGATTGCGCGAGCGTGAAACATCCCTGCCGCCGCCTTTTGGCCCAACCCATTCTCGCCCATTTGCCCCTGATGCTCGCCCAGCGGTTTCATAGATTGCACCTGCAGCTGATGTGTTGATGACAGAATAAAGCGCACTGAATCCATAACGCGTTTTTTTATTTGCACCCGCTTTGTACTTGATCCCGGCAATTACTTCAGCAGGATTGTATAGCGGGAATTTACGCACTTGGCCTTCAGTATTAAATTGCGGTTGCACCCGCACAACACCTTTATCAGCCCAGTTGTATAAGGTAGATGGGAAAGGACTAGGCGCGTATCCCCGCGCCTTATCCCGTATTGGCAACATCGCAGCTTTGATTTCAATTTTCATTTGTTTATTTAGGTCAGGCTCAAACGCATTGAGTTTTTGGATTAGCTCCTTATACCCTTCGACGACTACGGGCATTTTGTTTGGCCTCCTTTGCTCTATCGCTAAACACCTGCAACACCGCTTTAAGCATGTGACCATCCATTTCAAGCACCTGCGATGGAGCGATTTTCATCTCCACCGCAAGGCTCGCCACGAGATAAGTCATGCTGTTGCGGTCTATTCTTTTGGGTTTTCGTCATCCAATACTTCAACCGATACCAGCGTGTTTAGAAATTCATCGCCAAATGGCGGGATTACTTCAACGCGCTGCAAACAGTTGTGAGCCAACCAATAAATATCGCTTTGCTTTTCCTCATCGCGAAATTGTTTATGGATGCCTTTCCCGGTGTACTTCTCAAAGGCTACTTCGACAACAGGCGAAATGTGCAAAACCACTTCCCCTGAGGCCCTAGTTATCTTTAACCTTGCCATGCTTAACTCCTTAGAATGAAACGGTTGGTGAAACTGTAACTGCGGTGTTTACAGTAAATGACAGGCTAGATGTAGCTTCATCAGCTACGCCGCCATTGCCTACTGGGGTTAGGTTATTAACCAAAATGGAGAATTGGTAAGACGGATTTGTTGCCGCTACTGGTGTGCCTTTAACAGTAATCATTGACACTGCCAATGTTGTACCGAAAGCGGCATTGAGTGTGGTCATTACTTGGCTTGCAGCCCAATCATTGAGAAAATCAATGGAAAGAGTTGCAGCCTGTAAACCAGCGGCGAACTTATGAGCAGTATCGCCCATTGCGGTTACTTCAAGCTCATCAACAACCTGAGTTAAAGTCACTGCGGTTACATAACTTGAAATGTCAATGCTAGGTACAGTTGGCGCAGCTGCGGTGGCAAGTTTCACGCCAACATTGTTGTTTAAATAAATTGCCATCGTTTATTCCTCATCCTTCTTTGTAGGTGTTGCTTTGGTTTCTGTGTCTTTAACTTGGCCGGTCTTTATCAGAAAAGCCAAATCCTCTGCCTTGGTGTCGCTCATGGTTATCTCCTTATGACCAGCTAGTGAGTATTGATACGGATATATCAGCAGTGAGCAAATCCCCGGATGCTGCTGATAAAACTGATGGTGCGCTTACTGTGCCAACATTCATCACAATTGCAGATGAGTTGAGCAAATTAAATACTGCAACAATCGTATCCTCGATGCCATTTAAATTGCCTTGGTTATCTAGCATTGGCACGGTCATAAGCACACGAAAATTTGCCAGCGGTGGAATGACTTGCACATTGTTGCTTGGGGTTATGTATGGATCAGCGGGAACAATAATCACTGAGTTGGCTGTAATAACACTTGGCGGATAGGCAAAGATATTCCACACACCCGCATTGGTTAAAGCTGTTGCAAGTGTGGAGCGCAAGGTTGTGAGTGCAGTAGTCATTTACGCCAACATTGAATTGGGGGTCATGTACGGGGCAATGAGGCCTCTGACAGATGCCATTAAAGTATTAGACATTTTAAACGGGCTAGGGCTAAAGCCATCTACTGACATGCCGCCATCTTGAGTTGTTTGTCTTGACTGGAAAATGTTGGTGGCCAAAATCATTGCAGCCTCACGCACTCCACCTGTTGCCGCGTAGCTTGCGGTTTTATCATCTGGCCCTGACATTTTGCCGTAGGGTTGGACTTGATGCATTGCTTGATCAGTGCTGGTGATTGCAAATTGCAAATACTGATACCCGCGCGGATAGTTATATGGAAAGCCTGCAAAGTTAGCATTGTTTGGAATTGGCGCAGGGCCAACACCTGTGATTGTGCGCGCACCGTTAAACACTGCACCTGATGCGCTGATGGTGACGGATTGACCAACAACGAAAATGCCCGGCGATGCAACAACAACCGTTGCGATGTTGCCACTTAACCCAGTGGCCACAACAGGCGCAGTGTTAAACCACAAAAATTGGTTAATCAAATCCTCTGCTGTTTGGCAACAGGTTTCTACAATGTCGGATGAATACAAAGTGCCAATGCCTAAATTTGCGCGCAATTCTGCTTCGGTCACATAGGTTGCGGCCATGGCACTCTCCTTTTCTAAAGACTTGCAGGGTCAGGGCCTCTGTACCCTGCAAGCCGACTTAGGGGTTTATCAGGTGAGGTTATAGCGTTGTAAACCAGTTGAGATTAAAGTCTTAACTGCAAAATAACCATAGAGAAGCACATTTACTTCACCAGTTGCCACGACATTAACGCTCATCGTTAATTTTGGGCTCTCATAAATTGCAATTGCAGATGGTGTGACAATGAAAGCGCAATCATCAATTGTTGTTGCGACCATGCCACTATCAACCCAAAGGTCGAGCCCCATAATGTCACCCTTAAGAGTGCGTGGGGTTGATTGTCCGTTGTTGTTCATAGGATTGCCAGCCGAGTAGATATTGCGACCAGTTGAATCTGCGCCACCAATTAACAGTGACCAGACGGATGTGCCACCAATAAAGGCGGTTGCTAAATCTTTTGCGCCTGCATAAACAGCAGGTGCGGCTTGCGCAACATAGGCTTGAATGCCTGCGAGTGTTGCAGCCTGTGTTGATGCTTGAGTTCCACCGCTAACAATTTCTGCAATTACTGCGGCGTTAGCTGCGCGATTGTAAGATTTTACCATGTTCTCATACATAGCATCATAAAAGCTGGGCCCAGACCTCTCAAGGAGCTCAGTGCTCATTATTTGCTGGCCGGCCAGTTTCACAACAGTTGCATCAACATAACTTGAAACGATTTGTGTTGATGTTGTTGAACCACCCTCAGCCACAATTGCCACTGTTCCGGCAGTTGTAATTTTTGGATGTGAAATTGTCATACCAGTTGCAGGTAGTGGACGAGCTCCACCGCAAGCATCAATTGTTGGACGGTCTTTAAATACTGTTGCATCAATTACGCCGGGCATGTATGAAATTGGATTGAAAGCAGGATTGGTGGTAAACGAATCATTTGCTGCTTCGATTTTCTTGGCAACTGCATCGGCTTGGCGAATGTATGCAGCAGAATCATCGTTACCTGTTCGGGCTGCAATGAGGTGTTGCATGTATTGTGAATGAGTCTTAATTGGTGAGCGTAATTCGCCGACCTGATAAGAGGCGGAAATTATTGAGCGTGAGGCTTCTACTACGGGAGCAGTTTCCACCTCGGGGGTTACGGCAGCGGGAGTTTCTTTCTCCACGATAGCCTCACTTTCTGTTTCTGTTGTTGGGTTGGGTACTTCTACCGTTTCGCTTTCGCTTGCGGCAACTCTAGTTACTTGCGCATTTTCAAATGCTGGTGTTTCTACCAATGAAACTTCTTGTAGTTTGGCAGCAGTTACCAATAGGTAGCCATCTCTGGGTTCTGACTTTTGAACATCAACGCCCACTGATAAACCTGAAATTAAATCCTCGCTGGCCATAACCAAAGCATCTTGCCCGGCACTTGATGCACTTATTTTAAATGAACCATAAATTGCTTGATCCGTAGTTTTGAAGGATTGAGCGCGGCCAAGTATTGCGTTTGGCTGGTGCTGCAATAGCAGTTTCACCTTAGCTGTTTCGTGTATCGCAATTGACCCGCGCTCAAACATAACAGGCCCAACCGATGTGTTGCCGATTTCGCCAAAGGGTACAACCACACCTGCAATTATTCTGCGCTCGGTATCGGCTGCCTCAATTGCGCTGCTAAAAGTTAATTTCATGATGCATCTCCATTCGGTGATAAATCTTCCATTTCTTTTGCTTGGTCTAAAGTAATCAATTGCAACGATAAAAGTTTTTCTATTGTTGCAAGTCTTGTTGTTGCATCCACTCGTAAAAATGTTTCATCAACTGCAAAGCGAACCATGTTGCCATTCGCGGTAATGTCGTTCATGCTTAAGCGATCCTCAATAGCGCAAACAAAAGGTGCAAGTGTGTATGCAAAGAATTCTTTGCGCGCATCTAAAATGTTTTGGTATGTCATGCTCGCATTTGCATCCGCACTTAACATGTACGCAGGCACATTCATTAAGCGGCTGACTTCAGTGCTCTGTGACTGGATGGCCTCCGTGTACATCATGTCTTTAGGTGAAAATTGTGTTGGCACATATTCTAAAGTGCTAGTTAAGTATGCAGTGCTACGCGATGAGCGCGCCGCTTTCCATGATGCTAATAATCCTTGCACAACACTTTCAGGTAAATCTGCACCGCTGTTTTTTATGTGACCAGATGGTATTGGTGTTGCCGCAGCAACCGCTGCTGCTCTTTGAATGTCAAGGGCTGCCCTAATTGTGCGCGCACCGGAAACGAGGACAGCCGGATTGAGTGATTGAAATGTTATTAAACTACTAACACCATTCATCGGTCTTTCAGCTCCATCAACTGCATAGCCAATTATTTCTGTGTTGCGTGTATTAAACCGAGGCGTTACGCGTTCATTCGCTACCCATGCAAATCGCGCAGGTCTGCCATCATCGGAATAAACTGCGGTGACTTCCCAATATGCAACAGCATTGAAAAGCAAACTTTGTACTGTGTATGCAATTGTTACTGATCGCGGTTGGCGTTCATCGGGTTGCTCTAACCAAACTGGTGAACCTAATTGCTCACCTGTTGATTTTTTATACAGCTCTAATGGTATGCCTGCAACAATTCCACAAATTAAATTTCTGCATTTGCTAACACTTGGCACACTTAGCGCACTTGCTAAATCAATAGATGTATCTTGATAACTAAACGCATCACTGAATCCGTTGTAATTGCCATTCATTACTGGTGGCGCGTATTGCGCAGCTATTCGCGGAGTTTGAACGCTCTCATCCGGTACAACACGCAATCGCGACAATATACCCATAGCGGGATAATAGCCCTATACCACCCAATAGCGACATAGGGCGCAAAATGGACAATGGGCGTGTCTAGACCGCCATGATTTGCGGGATTGATACGGGTTGGCTCATTTTGTGGACAATCATTGCCAGCGAAATTGCAGCTGCAATGCACCCGGCCGATTGGCGGCGAATAATGCGGAATGAACCCTCATTGGTTTTGGCTGCGCAGTTATTCATAGACTCGACAAACTCGGGTTGGCCTGAATGGGTAATGCGCTTGGCAACTATGGCATCGAGTAAATCACCGCAAGCCTGATAAAACTGCTGCCCTGACACATCCTCCATTCTGCACCCGTTCACTGCTAGGCGTTGAGCAATTGACTGGGTGGCGTAGTGATCAAACATAATGCCAGCAGGATTGTATTTATCAGCCCACCCTTTAATGTCAGCGGCAATGCGTAGGTCATCAACTGCAACCTCACTGCGCCATTGTTGCAAGATGCCAACACCAATGCGGCCATCGGGTAGCAATTGCCCGGCAACCAATGAAGCGGTACGAGTATTCTGCGCTTTATCAAATGCAAAATAAGTAAGCGGCCCCGGGCCCATTTGTAGAGTCTTATCGCCGCAATCCTCAAAAGCCATATTCGGCCAAGGGCTAGTTAGCGATGAAACCCAAGTGCAAAGCATCTCGGTCTTTATAGTTTCCACGCTATCGGTTGAAACCGCCTCAGCTAATACATCCTCGGTTATTGTTATGCCTAGCGCGGGGTTTGCCATCGCCCATGCCTTGCGGTCATCTATCTTGCAATGCTGCGGTGCGGAATACTCATACCAGCCAAGTGATTTATCCGGGTATGAAAGGGCGCGCTCGCGCAAATCGTTCAAAACTAAACTATAGGCATCCCCGGCATTGCTTGTAAATATGGATTGGGAATTTGGACGGGCGCGGGTTACAGGTTTTGCAGCTTTCATGGCTTCCTCGCTGATTTCGCGAAGCTCATCTACAAATAACACATCGGCAGAAAGCCCTCGCGCGCCATCGCGTGTAGCTGCTACCACCTTATAGCTTGCCCCATTTTTTAATTCGATACTTTCTTGGCCATTAGCAAAACGGCCAACAACCCCGCGATTTAATTTAACCTGATCCCGTAGTTCATCGTTGTTTTCAATAATGGCAACAACCTGCCGGAATGTAACCAAAGCCATTGACCGATTAGATGACATGGCCACAATGTTGCGTTCGCCCAATTCAAAGAGGCCAAAGAGGATGCGCCAGTAGGCAAGTGTGGTTTTTGCGTTTTGCCGGGCAACCAAAATGCAGATTGTCTTGCGGATAAAATTACCGTCAGCATCTACGGTGAGAAAATCATCAGCTACAAATTTCTGCCAAGGCATTAAGTGATAATTGTACTTTTCGCAAAATGCTGCAAAGGCATCGCCGTATGAATTGCCCTTTAGAGCTGGACTCATAATCCGGGGTTTGACCGCCCCCATCAATCCCGGTTTCTTAGTAGCCCCCTTTTGGATTGGTATTGGCTCGGGTGTCATAGGTATTGGCTTGGACTAGGTTGACCCGCAAATGGGCCTGTTAGGACTCTGGTGACGGTTTTCGGGGAGGTACGCGAAGT